CATCCACAATTGGTTCCCACTTGTCTAACACTAAATGTAAATGGTGGACCAACAAATTGAATTACATAAGCAGCTAAGTCTGTTATAACAAAAACATAATCTTTACCTTGTAAAGCTGCTCGTATTTCATTACCGGTATCTAACCTAAAAGTACCTGCAGTATTAGTAGACGTTGGTGCATAAGTATTTAAATCTTCTTGATTAGAAAATCTTACAAACATAGGGTCTTGTGTTGCAGGAGTTCCAATAGTTGTTTCTGTCCCAAAGTGAAACAAATGTCTATCTCTATCAGATACTAGTGTAAATCTAGTTTTTGTAGGGTTATTTGTAGTTTGAAAATTAGTTGTAGTCTTAGATGCTCTTATAGTTCTAGCATTAGAAGCCCCTGCATCCCATGTAAAAGTCTCGCCATTAAAAATTGTTGCAACTAATACTTGACCAAAGTTGTCAAGACTCCAGTTTCCTGGATCTAAAGTTACATCACTTGTAGCTCTAGGTGTATTCCAAGTCGAAGCTCCCCATGTGGATGTGCTCCAACCAAAACCTGTAGTTTGTGTTGTGGGTCCTACTTCAACGTAGGGATTAACGGTTACAGCTCCCGCTGCAGTCATACCTGTTCCACCTTCAACACGTGAAGCTTGAACTGTAAACTTGTCTATGTCTGGTACGGTTAATATTTCATAAGATTGTTCTAATTCTGCAGCTGTAAAATCAGATGCACCTGTAACAGTAACACTGGACAATGTAACATATCTTCCAACAGCCAAACCGTGAGATCCTTTATTTATAGTTACAACATTAGAGTTATTAACGGTTGTTAAAGTGCCTCCAGTTATAGCTGTATCTAAAGGTGAAATATCAAAAAAATCATTACCATAATATAAAAATAAACCTTGAGAAGTACCAATAGCTGCGTATTTTTCTCCAGCGAAACTAGAAAAAGCAACTTGTGCTCTGGCTGCCCCTGGTAAAGTTTTTTGAGCTGAGGTTAATTGTAGCCAACCACCAATTTTTTCTGGTAGTCCATATCTAAATCTAACAAAATCACCATCTGTCCACTGACCCTCTGCACCTGATTCTGTGTCTTGTTTATTAAATCCAGCCTTGAATTTTAATTTTTGTAGCATATAATTTGTTATATAATAGTTATATAAATAATGAAAGACTCAAAATTATAATGGATAAAATCGTAAATATCACTAATTTTATTGGCGTATATGATAATTACATTGATAGAAAAATGTGTAATGATGCTATTAAATTATTTGAAGAACAAAATGAATTTAATAATACAGTTAATAGAATAGGGTCTGAAGACTCAAGTATCTTAGATAAACAAGATCAACAACTTTTTATGAATGGTGGTAATATTAAAGTTTGGTGGAATTCTTGTGAAGCTCTTATGTTTAATTTTGATTTAGCTTGGAAACATTATTTAAAAAATACTGGTGCTGCAAATGCTTATGGTGGAGACGATCAATCTTTTCGTTTTACTTGTTTAAAAATTCAAAAGACGTTACCCACAGAGGGATATCATATTTGGCACGTAGAACATAATAAAGGTTTTGAAGATTCTCATAGAGCTTTTGTTTTTTCTATCTATTTAAATGATATAGAAGATGGTGGCGAGACAGAGTTTTTACATTTTTCCAAAAGGGTAAAACCTAAAAGTGGTAGAATAGTTATTTGGCCCGCTGGTTTTCCATACGTCCATAGAGGTAATCCACCTTTATCAGGTAAAAAATATATTATGACCTCTTGGATGTTATTAGGATGATTAAATTTGATAATAAGTCAAAATTAAATCAAAATAATAATAGCATAAATATTACATATCCAAGAAACGTTAATATAATTTTTGGACACTATCCTTACCCTGAAATAATAAATTATTTTATAATAGAAATTAAAAAAAATATAAACCCTAACATGAGTTATCTTACTAACGTAAAAGGAGGAATGACTGATTGGGAGCAGTTTAAAACAGATAAAAATTTTATTAATTTTAGAAACTATTTAATTAATAAATATCAAATTAGTCACCCTGAAATGTTTCAATATTTTTTAGAAAAACATACAATACGTCAAGTTTGGGGTAATGAAATGAAACCTGGAGATAGTTTAGACTATCACGTTCATGACATGTTTCATGGTATTTTATATTTAACTGAAGGTTGTGATTTAATATTACCAGAATTAAATATATCTATTGTGCCAAAACCTGGTGATTATTATATTTTTCCACCTCAAATTTATCATGGTTTTAATAAATACGAAGGTAAGTTAAATAGATATAGTTTAATTTTTAATATAGAGCCTAAGTCTGACCACTTTAAATTTAGAAATAAATTAAGTACTTGAGTATGAGCTAGGTCTTGCACCTAATCTAGCAATTTTATCTGATTCACTTTCACCATCAATATTATCATTATCCCAATCAGATTGTAATTTAGCTAAATGTGCTGAATCCCATCTAGAAATAAAATCTTGAAAGTCACCTAAGTTAGCAGCTTCCCAAGTAGAGTGTGGAGTTTCATCTCTGTATTCTACAGCATCACTAGGATTAGATGTTTGATATTGAATAGCCCAAATATTACTCCATTTACCTAATCCCCAAAAATCATCATCTGCAATTGTGTAACCTGTACCAGCAGCATCACCACTTTGTTTAATTACCAGTTTATCATCAAATACTACTGTCCATGTTGCGTTTGTTGCCATCTTTTCTCCTAAGTTTTTATAATATAAATAATTGTTAAATAAGGTTGTATAACTGAAGTTGAATCTCCAGTAAAAGTTGCACTCATGTTATGTTGGTGACCTGTTCCAGAACCTGTATTACTAGAAGTAGAACTAGGGCCCGGATATCTAAAAGGTCTATCACTAGTACCAGGTGCTTGTTGAGGTCCTACACTGACAGGTAAACTGTGACTGTGAGATGCAAGTTGTGCTGTTGATAGTGTTGCGTTAGCTGTTGATCCTCCAACGTTTCCAGCTGAAGCAACTGTGTTTGCTCCTCCAGTAGATGCTAAAGCTTTAGTTCCAGATTTACCCATCGCAACGTTGTCTTGTAAATCAGGTAATTTAAAAGTAGTTGCACCATCTCCAGCTCCGTAAGTTGTACCTATGATTGCAAACAATGCAGAATAAGTGCTTCTTGAAACTAATGCACCATTACATTCTAAGAAACCTGTTGGCACTGAAGAAGAAGACCACGGCACAATAGTAGCCGTAGGAATTCCTTCGATACCTGTAAGGTTTGCTCCGTCGAAATCGTATCTTGTTGCTTCGTAATTTGACATCTATTATTTCTCCTTATACGTCCAACCTGTTGTTGCATCTCCTGAGAAGACTAAACAAAAAGCTGCGCCTTGTGTATTAACTACTAGATCGGATGCTGCGTTAGCTATATTAGATCCATTTCTTCCAACAGTCAATGCGTTACTATTAAAATCATAACCTTGATCTACAAATGAAACTTCATCTCCCGTAGCAGGTGAGGCTGGAAGCGTAATTGTGACTCCTCCACCATTTGTATTTACTAAAAGTTGAGCACCAGCTTGAACTGTTTCAGCAGCTGAAACTGCTCTCCAATTTCTTTGTTCAGATAATTTTACAACGTTAGTTCCATCAGAATATAATACGTAATTATTTCCTTCACATAAAAGGACACCTGTACCTGATGATGTTTTAAAAGTTAAAGTGTTTCCAGCATGATCACATGCGTTTTGCACGTGATAAACTTTTTCAATTGAATCTGGAATAGATACTGTTCTGTTAGCTGCTAAAGTTCCTGTTAATTTAATAACATCATTTTTACCATCAGATAAAGCACCATTAGTAAATGTTAAAGATCTGTTAGCATTAGTTAAGTTAAAAGTTGTAAAACCACCAATAGCTTGTTCTAAAATAAGTAAGTTTGTATTTGTAATTTGACCCCAAGTTCCCGAGTTTTCACCGGTTGCTTGTACTGTTAGCTTTAAATTAGCAGATGTTGAATTCGCCATTTTTTAATTCCTTATTCGTTCATTTTATTAAAAATATGAGTTTCTGTCAAACTCATTATGCAGCCACCTCTTGCCATCCTGGAGGTGTTAAAGGCGCTGAACCTGTATCAACTTCGTTCCAAATTAAAGCACTACCAGATCCTTGGTTTATAGTCAAGCTTAAACCTGTTACTGCAATATCAACATGAATATTAATATTAAATGCTGATGATAATTGAGCATTTAATGGGAATGCTGTTGGCACAATGTTTTGACCAGGAACACCTACAGCTGTGCCTAAAGCTGCTGTCATTGCAATTCCTGAAGGAGTCGCACCAGCACCAGCTTGACCTACAGCTGTTCCTAAATTTGCAGTTATTAAATTTCCAGTTACGCCAGCATCAGGGGCTGGGTCTACAATACCAAGACTTGCTTGTGCTACGTTTAAAGTATTAAGAGTTAAATTAGCATTACCGGTCATTCCTAATGTTCCGGCAGCAGCTGTCATCGCAATACCAGTTACATCGACGTTTGCAAATTGACCTTCAACTCCCCACGCATTAACATTCCATCCTTGTCTACCCCAACCTGTTTGGTTAAATGCATCTATAGTTCCGAGACCCATAGACATTGCAATACCTGTGGCCATTGCATCAGGGCCAGCATCTGCTGTTCCTTCGGCTGCAGTTAATGCAACACCTGTTGGAAATACTTTTGTTTGAATGTCAATGGTTGTGGAACCAAGAGCAGTTGTAATAAGTTGATTATTATTTGTAGATGGACCAGTATTTACACTGATGTTTATTTGTTCATTACCTAATGTAGCGGTAACAGGAAAGCCTGTTAAAAGAACATTACCAGCAATACCCCAAGCACCATCATTCCAGTTGAGTCTACCCCAACCAGTGTTAATTTCACCAACAGTTGTTTCGTCACCTAAAGATGCAGTAAGGGCAATACCCGTAAGTGTAAAAGTCGGGTCTGCTGAATCGTTCCATTGGTTTTGACCCCAAGAGCCAGTACCCCAAGTTCCTGATGCCATAGGAGTTTACCTCCTACGATTAACCAGAGATCCTTAGAATCGCTGCTGTTGATGTGTTAGCCGGAAACTGAATTGTGAAAACTCCAGATGTAGCTGTTTTATCTGCTCCAAAATCTAAAACTGCCACCGCTGCATTTGAGAACGATGTGTTATAGATTAAAGCACCTCTAGCAGTAATAGTAACATTCGTAAACGATCTGTCTGAGAAGTCACATCTTGCTACACCAGCTGTTATTGAAGTTGCTAAGTTAACTAATTTTCCACCACCTGAAGTATATTGTCCCGAGTTTGGAACTTCATTTCCAGTTGTGAAAGAAGTTGTAGCTGAGTTTAGAGTTGCTGAAGAAGTATAAAGAGCTATTTTAAAAATATCACCAGAAGGTGCCGCTGTAAAATCGTGATCACCATCTAATAATTCTTTTTTAAAAGAGTTTGCAATTGCTTGTGTTATAGCCATTTTATTTTTCTCCTATTTTCCTATACGAGGAACACCAGATTGATATTCGTCTCGTCTTCTTCTTCCCATTTGTTCTATTGAGAAGCCTTCTATTGCTTGTTTATACTTTCCTTCGTATAATTGCAAGAGATCATTTGGCCCCTTTAGAAAACTAAAAGCCTCAACTAGGCATGCATACAAAAGTCCGTTGGGAAATTGCAGACTTAAATATGTAGTAGGAACTGTACTCGATAATCCATCAGGTTTCAAGATATAATTTAACTGAATTGTATAGGTCTGATCTGGAGTGGGAGCCACAACCACTGTGTCTTGATCCCAGTTACTGTAATATTTTGGCACTCCTTGAGAGTTTAAATTATTAAATTCTGACATAAAACTAGTATCTCTATATTGTAAAAAATCTCTATTATCAGGGTTAGCTGTTCCGTCAGAATCTACAATCTGAGCAGATCTTATAACTAATAAATTTTGAGGCGTATCTATAAATCTTGTTCCTGCTATCAGGTTAGCAGTTACATATCTTCTATTATTATCAGAATCTACATCTCGTAAAATTCTAAACTCTGCATTTTCAATAAATCCGTTTACAATAGTATCAGTCAAAACTGTGCTTGTAACCTCTGTGTAATCTCTAATTTTTTGTACTAACTCTGTATACGTCATGTTATGCTTACCGTAACCTCTCCTACATTTACTTGAGCTTCTCTTCTTCCATTTATAACAGATGGACTTTCAGGTACCATACTATTATTACTTAAATCTTGAAAGGCAAAATCTCCAGGTAAAGCTAAACTAGCTACCATGTTTCCACCACCAATTTGATTAGATGGAAAGTTTTGAGGTCTTGCTTGTTCTAATCCTTGTGGGTCAGCTACAAAAGGTTTTGGTTCTAATTGTGGTTGCTTTGGTTCGTACTCGGATACATGTACAAACGCACCATTCCATTCAGTAACCATTTCTC